TACTTCAGTTTCTCGACCTGAGTCTTTGCGTCCGCCTGTGCCTGGACAGCCTTTGCTTTCCAATCGTCAACGGCCTTTGCCAGTCCTTCCGGGTCAAGTTTCTTCAAACTCTCTACGGTAGTCCCGGCTTCAACCAGCTGCGACTTTAGCGAGTCGACCTGAGTAGCTGCCTCAGCCAGCGCAGTCTTGTGCTTCTCGATATCCTTGCCGTGCAAGATGATGATCTGTTCCAGGACATCCGGCTCAAGACCAGCCTTTTCAATCGTTTCCGCTGTCAAACCAAGTCTTTCCAAATCCTTTTTGTTCATTTTACTTCTCCTTTGTTCCGTCTAAGCGTTTTACGTGTAGGCTAGCACGATTGACTGCCGTTTTATAAGCCACGGCTGACTGTACTGTGATAACATACTGTAATTATATACCAACTCGCCTTAAAATAGCACTATCATAACTTCTGAGGAAGTTCCGCATCCGCATGGAGTTTCTTCGCGTCCTCGATAGCCTTTAACTCCGCTGCTTTCACCGCCGGATCCTTCTTCGGCCAATCTTCGTTCTTAAGACCGTCAATGTAGATTTTCTTCATATCTTCTCCTTACTTCGCCGAAAGAATACTTACTTGATCGAGCGCATTTCCCAAAACAGTTAGTTCCCACTCAGTCAAGCATCCATTACCGGTTAGTGATAAAGACATAATGCGCTCGACAGGAATCTTCATTCCTAAGACATACTTATACTTCCCATCATCAAAACCATAAGCAGTTGATTGAGATAAAGACCAGGAGGATAAAGCATTAGTTTCAATTGACACTGATACACCTGCGGGTGCTTCAATTAGTGAAGTAGTAATGCCAGACCCAGTAACATGAGTAATAACGCTAGAGTCAACCATAATCGCTTCATCCATTCCAATCCCGCGAAAGACCCACACATCTCCTGTAATCCCATTTGCCTTCAAATACTCCTGCGTATTAGCATACATCACATCAAGGATCTTCTCGTGCATACTTTTGGTTGTTATGTTTTCATCGAACATTGGTATACCATTTATGGTTTTATTCTCAAACAAAGAATTAATAGAAGGTGATGCAGCTTTTCCAAGAGTACTATCGAATTCTAATGCACGTCTTGCTTCAAGTTTGAGCAATTCCTTGCTCTGCCACTCACTCAGCGGGATCCCGTACTTTTCCGCGACGATCTTCTGGATGTACAATGACCTGTAATCATTATCATTTGAAGTCATTGCCCACTGATGAATGAAGTCATTAACAGAATCGTAATCCACGCCAGACCTATCCGAAATAGTCTGCACAATGATGTTCTTTATCTCACTGGCACTATGACCTGATGCACCCTGCGACCGCTTATAATACTCCATCAAAGTCTCCATATTCGTTTCAGCCGCAACGGTCTTCTTCGCGGACCCCGCCAGGACCTGAGAGTTGAGATTGGTCGGCGCAGCCGGTACCGGTAACGGAGCAGGTTTCCATTCCAAAAAGAAACTTCCTTCTTGCCTAGGTTTAAATCCCATCTTAGTCCAAAACTCTACAGAAGGTTTGTCTTTCACTACATCCACTACAACATCTATGCGTGAGTGTGCTTTCTCCGCGATAGCCTTTAACTCATCTACCATCTTAATCCTGGCATTTTCATCTAATGCTCCCATATTAGTTAATTGTAATAAACCTTCGCGTGGATCTTTATAAGATAACGCACCCTTAAGAACACCTTCAGGATCTCTATACACCACCAAATTCTCGTCATACCGACCAATAGCGGTACTCATATTCTTACGCTGTAGTATAAACTCACCATGCGAACTAAGATCACTCTTCCATACTTCTGCCTCAAGTAATGCACGCTTCACGTTGAATCTTTCCAATGCCCCACCAGATCCATTAACAGGGCTAGGATCCATTGAGAATACCTTACCCTCTACCGGTACAGGAACCGGAGTTGGAGCTGCGGTAATAACTTTCACCACTCTCCCACCTTCGCGCGAAGACTGCCTGCTGAGCCCAGTCTGGTCAATGAAGTCGCGCATTCTCGCCTGTAGATCCCGTACTCGACTTATCTCCTCCGTATTATCCAACCCAACAGATCCCAACGCACCGGCCTGTCGCTTAGTCTTGCGGATCTCTCGCTCAACTGCTCGCTGCTCTTGCGTTGCTTTGTAAACGCTCATATCATTTCCATTATAGGTCACCGTCTCGTTGGCATACTCCTGCAAGGTCTCCTCGGTGTAAGCATTCTCACTTATACCTTCGAAGAATGGATAAAAGGAATGCCGACAATTTATTCCGCAAAGACCGTCCACCTCGCCGTACCCAGTATCACTAAAAGGAGGATAGTCCGGGTTGGATCCTGATATAGAAAAGACTTGTCCCTGCCACTCCTCGTGCTCCGGTCTTGCTCCAATGTGCGCGGACGTCTGCACCAGGTCACACCTAAGCTCATTTGCTCGCTCAATGGATAGATTACCCGTCGTTTGCGCCACACCAGTAAGTACAGACCGCCGCATCGCTACGTCGAGCTGGTCCACACGATTCTTATAGTCGATGGTACTAAGACCTTGAGCCGCAAGGTCTTTTATCCCGGCGCGGATGGCCTCATCATACGACATTGCGCCGTTAGTCACCTGCATATACGCCAAGTCAGCCGCATCCGCAAACTTGTGCTGTGCGTCGATCGCCGTTGTCATTGTCAAGTTCTTAATGGATCCATCAGTCTTTCTCAGCCCAGCCAGGAGCACATTCTGCATGGCCGGCGATAGGTTGATAGAAAGAGGGTTGAGCCCCGCCGCTTCATATATGCTATCGTCAAAGGATTGAGACTTTACTCCTGCCTGGTTGAAGAGTTCCCGCAGTACCGTCTCCGACTGCCCGGTAACCTTCGCCAACTCTTCCAACGCCTTTTCATACACCATGCCCGACTCAGTTAACCGCTGCATCTGCCATGCCGCGGTTGCGGTCATGGGTAACTTTACCAGGCGACGCGCGATATCATTGATCACCGACTGGTTGTACTGCTCGTACAAGTCGGCGATGGGAGTAGAGATCTTATCAAACTGAGAGGCTGTGAGCATTACTGCCTTGCTGATCCTCCAAATAACCCAAGTCCTGGCTCTGGCGCAGGAATCATATCTAACATCTTCTGTGCGGTTGCCTCATCCTCGTTAAAATTCCGCATGCGAAACTCGACCTTACTCATGACCTGACTTGTGACCAGGCGAAGATCCTGCTGGAACTGCGCGTCCTTATCCACGATGACTGAATCATCAAAGTCATACTGCACCTCGTAGTCCCCATCAGGAACGAGCGACTCAAGGGTAGTCCATAAGTCCATCGCGGCAAGGAGCTGTTCGAGCGCATCCTGTAAAGCCTTTTGTACATCCGTGATCGTTGCGTAAGAGCGCTGCTGGCTGATCTTTATCTCAGTCGCTGTTTTATCAACAACAGTAGGATTACTCAGAGTGCCGTATGCCAATCCGCAGTTGAACTCAACCTTGCGCAGGATCGCTTCCAAACCTGTAAGGATATTCTCCTCACGGAAGTCCGGTGACCACTCTTCAAATAACTTACCGATCCCGACTGGTGAGTCCGCAGCGATGGATCTGTACAGTCTCTTAACGGGTAGTACTGGCTTACCGTTTTCATCAACTCCGAATGCTAGTGGATCCACGTACATCGCACGTCGACCGGAGTCAAATTCCCAGAGCAGTTGAGACCACTGCTCATCTGCTTGTCTTATCAAATCAATCGCGCGGGCGTAGCAGGAAACACCCAACGGAGAAGCTGGATCCACGTTGTTCGCCGCAGGGTACTTAAAGTAGGCGTACAATGGTATTTTAATATCCGTGATAGAAGCTTCCGGTTCAAGGTCCGCCCACGCGCCAACGTCTCCTAGGGGGACCTTGCTACCCAGCGTATCTTTTGAAGAGGACTTAAAGGCTTGATTGATAATATCGCATCCCTTGTCGGTCATCGTATGATACTCAAGTCGCGTGTACCACTTATCACCGACCTGTCGCTGATCCGAGAAGACGCATGCGGTAATATTGCCGCTCGCATCAAACGTCACGGGGTAGAATTGGTCAGCTTGCACTATGTCTACAAGGATGTGCCCACCACTCACGTAGGGTTTCAGCATAAGCCCGCCCTTTGCAACCCCGTAC